CTGATCGAGTTCGCATGAAACCATCCGATGTAGCGCAGGCCGCCTGCGACAAACTCTCGTTCACAGACTCGGCCACCATCGCGCTGGCCAACAAGTTCTGCATCCGTCGCTACTCGATGATCTGGGACTCCTGCCTCTGGAACGATACCCTCGGGGTCATCTCCACCCCAGTCACCAACGGCACGGAACTCGTCACCCTCGACCAGACCGTCACCGCCACCTACAACTCCGGGTCGGGCTACAACATGTTCCTCGACTTCCCGGTCGCCGCCCGATTCACCGTCACCGGCGAAACCGATGGCATCGAGGTCCCAGCCGCAGAATGGGTCTCGTTCTTCCAGCTCGATCCCAACACCTGGAACAACGTGGACTCCCGCAAGTCCACCCCAAACAACTTCGTCAACTGGGTCCGCATCATCGGAGCCTCCTACGGCGAGGCCGGTGTCCCGCGCATCAAGCTCGTCCCCACACCAAACACCGACGGCACACTCTTCATCCTCGGAAAGAAGCAGTCCCAGATGCGCCAGTTCGGTGAGGCAACCGCCATCTCCAACGACAGCGACTTCGAGCTGCGCGGAGTCGAGAACGCCCTCATGGCCTACACCGAAGGCGATCTCCTCGAATACTCGCGCCAGTACGGCAAGGCGCAGGCCAAATACCAAGAGGGCGCTGCTCAGGTCTCCATCATGAAGGACATGGAGCGCGGTCAACAGCAGCAGATCAGCCGCATCATCCCCGACAGCCTCTACGACTACACCTTCCAAGACATCCTCTGATGCCCTTCCAGTCCTCAGACGCACTCGATGACCAGATGCTTCTGGATGGAAGCACCGCATTCTCCACAGGCGTCATCTCCGCCACTCGTCCAGATGGCATCCCTGCAACCAGCATGGAGTCGGCCATCAACATGGACTACGACGACTTCGGAAACCTCGTCACTCGCGTCGGGACCGTTTCGCTCGCAGGCAACGCCGTGTCCGGCAACTGGGAGAACATCGTGGACAACTGGGAGTCGGTCGTCTCCTACTTCGGATCAAACCTTCCGACCAACGCCACAGTCTTCTCCGGATTCTACTTCGACACAGCGGCATCCGAAAGACTCGTCATCGCGGTCAATGACACGTTGACCAAGAGCCTCTACTACGGGTCTCCAGCGGCATCCTACAACCTCATTTCGGGATCCACGTTGTCCTCGTCGGCAACCTACGTCTACTTCGCGCAGATCAACGACAAGCTGTTCTACTCAGACGGAGTCGGGTCGCTCAGATACATCACTTCAGCAAACGCCTACTCATCGGTCACAGCCGGCAAAATCAGCCGCATCGATGTCATCAACCAAGGCAGCAACCTCTCGGGTATCCCTGCTGTCACCATCGCCGCTCCACCAAGCGGGACGACCGCAACCGCCGAGGCCATCGTCGCCAATGACGGCAACCTCGTAGCAATCACCATCACCAATCCTGGCAGCGGGTATGTCACGGCTCCTACCGTCAACATCAGCGGTGGCGGCGGTGCCCACGCAGTCGCCTACGTCTCGCTCGCGCCTCCCGCCAAGCCGCTCTACCTCGTCAGCCACACCAACAGGCTCTGGTGCGCTTCAGCAGATACCGCAAACCCGCCAGACACCCTCTACTTCTCGGACATCCTCGACGGCGAATCATGGGATCCACTCGGATCCATCCGGGTCGGTGGCGACGGCGATCCAATCAGGGGTCTCTACTCTTGGTTCGGCTACCGACTCGTCGTCTTCAAGGAACGCTCCATCTGGGCCGTCGATGCCGATCCCACGCAGGATCCCGCAGACTGGTCCATCAGCCTCATCAGCGGCAACATCGGTTGCTCGTCGCACCGGTCGATCGCAGCCGTCGGCCCCGATGTCTTCTTCCTCGCCCGTGATGGCGTCCGCTCCCTCCAGCAGATCCAAGCGGGCACCCAGACCAGCATCGGTCTCGCACTCTCCAGCCCAATCAACGATCTCATCAGCAGGATCAACAAGACCAAGCTGGACCTCTGCGACGGCGTCTTCTGGAACAACCGCTACATGCTGGCGGTTCCGCTCGTAACAGATCAGCCATACATCCTCGGAACGGAAACCGAGTTCGCCCTGCTCACCGAGAACTCTGTCCAGATCGCCCTCGAAGGAGCCCTCAACGAGAACAACGCCGTCATCGTGTACCACTCGCTGGCCCGCTCCTGGCTCGGCTACTGGGACAACTGGATCGTCAACGACTTCATTCCCACCTCGTTCTCGACACTCGGCCCAGTTCTCATGTTCGCCGGCGACATCGTCTCGGTCGCGGCTGGCGCAGGCCAGGTATGGTCGTTCAACGACTACCTGCCCGGGAGCCGAACCAACCCGATTGCGGCATCGGCTTACCTCGACGGCGGATCCAACTACGCATCCACGGTCATCACGAAGGCGTACAACCTAGGCGAGCCCATCCCGGACAAGATCGGCTACAGCATCCAGTTCGCCTTCGACAACCCGTACACGACCTCAAACACGACCGCCTCGATCTCGCTGGCCAAGAACATGAGCGGGACATTCTCCACTCTGGATTCAGCCCTCTCGATCACCAACTCCCAGAAGTTCCTCAAAGCCTACAACCTCATCAGTCAAGGGCGTTGGAACACCATGCAATTCAAGGTGGAAACCACAGGAGGGAGACTGTCCCTGCAATCCACGATCCTGTCCGGATTCGTTGATTCCGTTCGTCCGCAGCAATGACCCCGCACCCGACCATCATCGCAGCCGCCAAGCTCCTGAAGGAGAAGTGGCCCACTTGTTCCACATGGAACGACGATGAGCTGCTCAACTGGATCGGGATCTTCAATTCCAAGCGCCAGATCGGCATCGTCATGGATGGCAACGAATGCGTTGGTGTTGGCGCGGTTCGGTTCCTCAACTCCATCGAGGAAGCAAAAGACATCTACAACAACGACCTCGATGGACACATTGCGTGGATCGAAGTTGTAGTGACCAGCAAGCCGTTTGCCGTCCACACCCTGTGGATGGCCATGAAGCAACGTTGCGGGCCCAATGTCACGAAGATGGGAGGCAACAACGTCCACACAGGCGTTTCCCGTTTGTACGATTTCGAGCGGTACTTCAAACTGTTGATGAACGAAAGGATTTGCTATGGGAGGAGATTACAGAGCGCCTGATTTCGCATCGGCAAACAGGGATGCCGTCATGGCTCAAGCGGAAACATTTCCGCTGCTTCGCCAAATTGAAGCGGCATCCCGAATTGGCGCAAAAGTCGAGGTGCCGGTCTACAAAGACGGAAGAGCGACAGGAGAGTTCAAAGACGTTGATTTCGGACCGATTTCGGACATCGCCCAGACCAAAGCAATCGGACAGGCGTTGGCCGAGATGGCCCCTGAGCAGGCCCTCGCCCAGTACAGGGCATCACAGCAGCGTGTCACTCCGGGAGGCCCGACGCTTGGTGAGGCAACAGCCATCCAGCGCAGATCGGAACTTCAAGCACTCGATCCAAATCGGTACGGGCTTTACGAAACCTTCCTAAAGGACATCGGCAAAAGCCCCATCTCTCAAACCGAAATCGAATCCCCCACCTACGAGAAGGTGGCAATGCCCACCGGCCCGAGCGATACCGGTGCCGCCAAGTCGATGCGCGGTGAGCTGGAGCGCCAAGTCCAGCGCGGCCTCGCCCAGACCGGCACTCTCGATCCGTCGGTCCTCCGATCCGTGGAACAGGCAGCCCGCGCCCGTGGAGCCGCCACCGGCAACCTCCTGAGCAATGCCCAAGCCTTCCGCGAGGCTCGCGCCGTCGGTGAGGCAATCGCCAACGCCGATGTCCAGCGCAGGTCCCAAGCCCTTGGCCTGCTCCAGTCCGGTCAGACCACAAGCGACACCGCCAATCGTCAGGCGCAGGAGGCCTTCCAGAACATCCTCGCAGCCACCGGCCAGCGAAATACCGCCCAGCAGCAGAGCTTCGCTGGCCAAATGGCTTCGCAGCAGCAGCGTCAGGGAGCGCAGCAGCAGAACATCGCCAACATCCAGTCCGCGCTCGGTCTCCAGCCCATCGTGTATCAGGCGGGCCAGCTT